CTTAAAGAGACCGAGCAAAGATTAAACATACTGAATGAACTTCAAGTTAAAGTAGATCAAGAAACCAATAAACAAAAACAAATAAAACATAAACGCTATGTGGAAAAAACTCAAAAAGATATGGAAAAACAAGAGCCTGATATGGGAGGGCTTTTGGAACAAGATAATATATAGTAAGATGATTGAAGAAGAAGCTGCTAGAAGATTAGCAATCTGTGAAGACTGTGGTCTCTTTGATACTAAAGGTGATAGCTGTATAGTACCAGGAACAGCTCCTTGTTGTTCAGCCTGTGGATGCTGTCTAGCATTTAAAGTAAGATCACTTGCTTCAGCTTGCGAACATCCTAGTGGACCCAAGTGGAGATCTGTATTATCAGAAGAAGAACAAGACAGAATCTATGATTCAATAAAGTATGATCCTTATTCACCAACTAAAAAAGATTAATCATGAGTTTTCAAAAATGTCCAATATGTAATGGTACTGGAATTGAACCAATTTCAGGTACAACAAGTAATACATTACCTAGATGTTTAGTTTGTGATGGTAGAAGAATTATTAACAGAAAAACAGGTTTACCACCAAATAGAGTAAGTATTGAAAAAGTTGAGAAGGAAATGTCTACTTTTCTTAAAGATGCTCAAATAAATGTGTTTGCAGAAAAACATATGAAAAAGGTTATAGACGAGCTGGATAAAACAGGAGATCTTCCTTATCACATTAGACCAGCTAATGCTCTAAAAAGAACAGAGGAAGAAAAAAATGAAATAAGAATGGAAAGACTTATGGACCCCGCTCTAAAAAAGATTGATGAAGAAAGAGGTAGAGATATATTTCATAGTCTTTATATAAAATTAACTGAGGAAGATAAAGAAAAACTACAGTTTGATAAAACAACAAATCAAGATGAAGAGCTTTCTTACAAATGGTATTATAATCATATTTTAAGAGATCAACCTAATACAACAATAAAACACAATGGCAGTAACATTTAAAGCAGAGGATCATAAGTATGAAAGCTTAGATCCTAATGACCGTATAACATGGTTGAGTGTCACAACATTTGTTGGACAGTTTAAACAGAAATTTGATCCTATTGCACAATCAATTAAATCTTCTAAGAATAAAAGATCTAAATGGTATGGTATTCCTCCAGAAGAAATACAAGCTCACTGGACTAGTGAAACAGACAGAGCTTTATCAGCAGGTACATTTTATCATGACCAACGTGAATCAGATTTACTTAGCATTGATACAATTCAAAGACAAGGTGTAGCAATACCTATTATCAAACCTATTTATGATAATGGTGTAAAACATTCACCGTCTCAAAAACTTACAGAGGGGATTTATCCAGAACATTTTGTATATTTGAAATCAGTAGGTCTATGTGGTCAGTCAGATAGAGTTGAAGTAGTAAAAGATACTGTGGACATAATTGATTATAAAACAAATAAAGAGATTAAGAAAGAATCCTTTAAGAGCTGGGAAGGCATCTCTAAGAAGATGACGGGTCCATGCGCTCATTTGGATGATTGCAATTTTAATCATTACGCTCTACAGTTAAGTGCTTATATGTACATGATCTTAAAGCATAATCCTAATTACAAACCAGGTAAGATGATGTTACACCATGTAATTTTTGAAAAGGCTGGTGAAGACAAATTTGGTAATCCCATACTGCGCAAGGATGCTAATAATGAACCTGTTGTAAAAACAGTTGTGCCTTATGAAACACCTTATTTAAAAAGAGAGATTATTAACATGATAAACTATATTCAAGAACAGAAAAAATGAAAGAGCGCGTAATGGTTGAATTTGGTTTAGTCTTGGAGAACTCAAGACTAAAAGAAGACATGGGAATTGAGTCTCTGACTTTTTCAAAATGCTGTTTTAATATACTAGCTGTTGACTATTACAGAGAGTCTTTTGATGATGAAGGCAACGTTGAACCATATACCGTTGTCATATTAGATACAGGTAGGCAGTTAACTCTAGATCTACCATATAATGACTTTAAAAAATTTATACAAAAAAAATATGAGCAATGACCCTTATCAACACAGAGAGTTATTTTGTAACAATGTAAAAATGAACAAGAAAAAAAGAATTAAAATAGATTTTCAGATTTACCCAGGATTGTGCTTGGGTGTCTCATTTCCAATGGATCATTATGTAGATATGACTATCTGCATTTTATGCATTGGTATTCACTTTAAATGGAGAAAGACATGACATTAAAATTTTTTGATATAGTGAATGGACAAGTGGTTATAAATCATAATTGTTTATCAATACCGGAACTTAAAGCTGTACATGATGCTTATGAAAATCCTATTCCAGCATTTAACTTTTTATATTACAAATTTGATCCTGAAAGTGCGTATGCCAATATAGAAGAAGATGCCAAGGAAGAAGTTATTCAAGCAGACTTTCCTGGTGAATATACACTGGAAGATGAGGTTATGATTGAGGCTATAGTTAAACTTGATGCTTTAACCATAACTCCTACATACAGATATTATCTTGATAATAAAAGACTAATGGAAACACTTGGTCAATTTGTAAGAACAGCTACTGTTACTACGGGAAGAGATGGTAATATCGGGGCTTTACAAACTCAGGTAAAATCAGTTGGTAAAACTATTATGGAATTTAAACAACTTGAAAAGGTTGCCTTGCAAGAACTTGAAGAACTAAAAGGCCGTACACGCGGAAATAAAAAATTAGCTTATGACCAATAAAGATGAATTGTATGACTGGTTGTTTCACTACAACCATTATATTAAAAGCTGGACTGCTTTTAAAAGAGAAGATATTAGCAAATATTTCAATGGAGAATTACAAAATGTGTTAACTTCAAAAAATCATAGCACACTAGTTGATATTATTCAGAAGACTGGTGGAGATGAAGCAAAGATCAAAAAGCTTTTAAAGAATGGATGATCAACCATACATAGTAGTTCCTACTTGGGAAAATGATGAATGGTCAGTAACCACCTTTGATACCATGGTTGATTTTAGAGATTTTGTCTTATCTTTATTTAAAGAACCTGGTCAGTATGTTTTTGACGAAGTTGCTTTACAGTTTAATACTCAAGCAAAGAAGTTTAATAAATCAGGTTATTTTTGTCCTTATCCTGAGGGCAGTAAAGATTTCTTAGCTTATTGGAATGACCAGAAAAACAAATGTCGTAACGGTGTTATTTTTAAAGGCAAGAATGAAACTTGGTATTTACCGCGTGAGTATTACATGTGGGTCAATTTCCTACCAATTAATGATAAAGTAAAAAAGAAATTTGATTTTCCAGATATCTGGGATAGTCAATATCACATGGCTCTTTATGAGTTACTAGCTGAGCTTCATTGGATGCACGCGGCAGTTCTTAAAAAGCGTCAATTTGGTTCCTCCTATTACCATATGGCCAAACTAATTAATCAGATCTGGTTTGAGGAAACACCTATTCTTAAGATAGGAGCTTCATTAAAAGATTACATTAATGATAAAGGATCATGGAAGTTCTTAACAGAGTATAAATCTTTTTTAGATGATAAGACTGCTTGGTACCGTCCTATGAATCCTAATAAAGTTTTAATGTGGCAGCAACAGATTGAGGATACTGGTACAGACGGTAGGTCAACATTAAAAGGTTTAAAAGGAACTATACAAGGTGTGAGTTTTGAAAAGAGTGATACATCTGGTGTCGGTGGTGCTGTAAGAATATTCTTTTATGAAGAAGCAGGAGTTGCACCACACATGGATAAAACTGTGGAGTATTTATTTCCGGCATTACAAGCTGGTGATATTACAACTGGTATATTCATTGCTGCAGGAACTGTAGGTGATCTTGATCAATGTGAGCCACTGAAGCAAATGACAATATATCCCGTTGTGAATAGTATCTACCCTGTCACTAGCAACTTGCTTGATGATAAAGGCACTATAGGAGAATCAGCTTTGTTTATTCCTGAACAATGGTCAATGCCTCCATATATTGATAAATATGGTAACTCACTTGTTGAAGAAGCATTAGAATCTTTAAATGCCAAATTTGAAAAGTGGAAGAAAGATCTTACACCAGAGAAATACCAATTGCGTATATCTCAGCATCCGCGTAATATTGCTGAAGCATTTGCTTACAGAAGTGTATCACTATTCCCGCAAAACTTAGTGGCTGCACAAACTCGCCGTATTGAAGAAAAAGATTATGCTTACGAGTTTATAAATCTTGAACGTGATGCCTCAGGTAAAATAGAACCTCATCTAACAACCAAGCTTCCTATATCTGAATTTCCAATAACTAAAAACACTGAAGACAAAACAGGAACATTAGTTGTATGGGAAAGACCTGACCCTAATGCAGAGTGGGGAACTTACTATGCTTCTATTGACCCCGTGTCAGAAGGTAAAACAACTACCTCAGAATCTTTATGTTCTATTTATGTTTATAAAAATCCTGTAGAAGTAACTAAGATTGATGCTGATAAAACAGAGACTTATATTGAGAGAGATAAGATTGTTGCTGCATGGTGCGGACGTTTTGATGACATCAATAAAACTCATGAAAGACTCGCTTTAATAATTGAGTGGTATAACTCATGGACTTTAATAGAAAATAACGTATCTTTGTTTATACAGTACATGATAAGTAAGCACAAACAGCGCTATCTTGTACCTAAAGATCAGATCTTTTTCTTGAAAGAGTTGTCCTCAAACCGGAACGTGTTTCAAGAATATGGTTGGAAGAATACAGGAACATTGTTTAAGAATCACATCTTAAGTTATCTGATTGAGTTTCTCAAAGAAGAATTAGATGTTGACACTAAAGATGATGGTACTATTGTAAAAACATATTATGGCATTGAGCGTATTCCTGATCCAATGGCCATGAAAGAGATGCAAGCCTACAACTCAGACATAAACGTGGATAGGCTGGTAGCACTAGGAGCACTGATTGCTTTTGCTAAAGTTCAGCAAGCAAATAGGGGCTATAAAAAAAGAGTTGAAAATACTGACAGAAAACACTTGGAAAAGTCAGCAAATTTGTTTAAATTAAGTAACAGCCCTTTCCGGCATATTGGAAAAGGTAGAGGAAATCCTGGTCGCATGCAAGCACCAAGAAATCCTTTTAAAAATATAAGATAAGATTATGAAAGTATTAAACGCAATGCAACTTAAGGCTGGTGCCAAATCTGAAACTAACCGTATGGGTAGTATCACACAGCCTGTTCAATTTCTTCCACGTGATGAGAAAGATGCTGAATGGACAGCCTGGAATCTTGACTGGTTAGAGTGGAATGGTTTAAAACAGATCCGCCGTAATGCGCGCCGGCTTATGAAAAACTATAAGCTTGCTAAAGGAGTTATTGACAAAGCTGATTACATTGTTGAAGATGACAATGAGATGAGAGACTTAGTTGAAACTCTTATCCAAGAAGATACAACAGCTTTAGAACTTAAGTTTTATCCTATTATTCCTAATGTGGTTAACGTGCTTGTATCTGAGTTTGCTAAAAGAAATACTAAGTCTACGTTCCGTGGTGTTGATGA